ATAAACAGAAGCAATTGATCCTGTGTATAAAGCTATCTTAAACGTATCACCTCCACTCGCAAAGTTGTGTGTTCCTGAGAACAACTCTCCACGAAATGAATTTGGTATTAAGTTTGCCATATTTTATCTCCTTAATAATCTGATGGAAAAGGTGATTTAAGAGGTGTACGAATAACTCCATCTTGATATTCGTCTCTGCGTCTTCTACCCTGTTGTTCAATAGAATACGTTTGTAAAGCATCATTATATGCTTGCTGATAGTATTGTACCATATCTGGCGGACCTTTCAAGTACCCATATGCATTGATCAAACTACCATACAAAAGTAAGTCCTGATATTTGTTAGACAAATAAGTCCCATTTGTGCTTGGTGGTGCCGCTCCTGTAGTTACAGTTATGCTCTCAGGTTGTTTTATATAAGCTAATGTTATCTCATATTGAGCATCTGGTGTAGGTGCAACTACCCAAAATTCTGCATCCCAGTTAGCGTAGTATTTTGGAAACCCTTGAGTTGTACCTGGGGTGTCATAATAAGTTGCCATATACGAAGTGTCTTTTTTTTCTAAAAATACTTGTTTACCTGTTGATGTATCTTTTAATTGAACATATCTAATTATTCTTAAATCAGACGGTATAGTAACGTATCTGTTACCTGTTGCTAAAGTTGATGTGGCATAGAACCTGTTATCATCATTGTCTGCTGATCGATATATTCTGTTTTCTGCATTTTGAATCATTCTGTCTAAAATTGCATCAGTTAACACTGTGCTACTTACTTCAGTGTAATTTCTAATATCGTCTCTTAAATTTGATAGTGTGTATGCCATTATACCGATCCTCTTCCTACTGGACTAAAATAAATATTTGGTCCACCTCCAACTTCTGTAGATGTTGCAGCCGTTGGTAGTGTAAATGTAAATCCTGTGTTTACCGTAATTTCAGCAGGCACACCAGGATTTTTTTGTGTTCTAGTTGTAATACTTGCCACGTTAAAAGCACCATAAACTTTTACACCAGCAGTATGTGAGTACGCAGTTGTAAGAGGCGGTGTAATTCCTCTAAACGGAGCATTAGTTGCTCTAGTTAAACCTGAAAGAGTTTGAGTGCCTGTTGTATTCGTATCGTATTTTATAATTTCAAAATTTTTTTCTGGAACATAATTAGGGTCTGTTGCAGATGGTGAGGTAAAACTTTCTATAAACACATAACCTGATGATGGAAACTGACTCGTGCTATCACAAACAATCGTTGTAGATGAATCAGTCATGTTAGTTGCTAATATTGCAAATGGAGATAACAAAGTGTTTGTAACACCGCCAACAGAATTATCTGTAACATTTAAAAACGTAACTGCATCTCCAACTTGTAACTGACAATTGTCTAAAGTAACTGTTGCTGTTGTAGTTGCGTTCATGGATAACGGATCAGGGTTTAATATACCTGGACTTGGTATAGATGGTGATCTTGGTCTAGCGTGTTCTAAAGCTTGTGGATCTGCACCATGTGGTCTAGGACTAACTTGTGGTGACTTTGGTTCAAACTCTGAAGTATGAACTCTAGCACCAGTCCACTCTACTACCATTTCTCTGTATGGAAATGCAAAACCTGATCGGTCTGAAATAAATTGTGCGTATTTACCTGATGAAAATTTTGCCATTATGCTCCTGGGTAATAAGTTTTTGGTGTTAAGAATGAACTAGAAGGTGAACCATCTTCAGCTAACGCTCTAGCTAATTCATCTTCGTATAATAATTTTAAAGGTTGCACTCTATCAAGAGCCCATTTTTGTGACAGGTAATATGCTAAACCAGAAACCATACACGGTACGAATCTGTTTGGAATATCACCAACATTATCATAATTACCAGCATCAGCAATTCTTTTTACATAATTAATATACATGTAGTTACCTGCTGCTGTTGCATCTGGTGTTGGATAAATTGTTACTGTTGTTTTATCAATGAATCTTTGAACCCAATATTGTGATGGTGTTCCTTTGGATAATTTATTTGAAAAAGCAGAATAAGTAGATCTATCAACTTTAGTCATCGGACTATCAGATTGATTTGTTGTTCCGTAGTTTTGTCTAAAACTAGCCTCCATAATATCTGATAAACCATAAACACCTGTTGGTGCTACAGTTGTTGCACTAGCTCCATCTGATGTGTCTCTATAAAAAATGTACTCTGCTTGTCCCTCTACTAAATCTATGTTTGTGTTACCAATTTCCCAATAATGTAAACCTCTATTTTCCCATTCTTGAAATAAAATATTTAATGATCTTCTAGCTGCTTTTAATTGATAACCTGTAATTCCTTGCACACCACATCTTTCGTATGCATCTTCGATTACTTCATCAATTGTAAAACTAGCTTCAAAATTTGCAGTTGTAGATATTGAACCTGCTGCAAGTGTATACGCAGCGCCACCCATTCCAGAATGGACCGTGCAATAATAATACAAAGTAGGTGCGTTTGCAGCAACCACTATTGTAGTTTTTCCATCTGTTCCTGGAGCTCCAGTTGTAGTTACACCCGTTGTATAAGGTGCTGCCGGACTATTATTGGCACTTGTAGAAAATGCTAGTATATGTGTAGCATTTGTAGAATCACTTTGATCAAAGATATAAGTATTACCTTCGATTAAATTTAAGTCAGGACTAACGCTACCGTTAATATAAAATTTATTACCAGTTCCGTATTGGTTAGTCCCTGTTGCTACAGTGACTGTGTAAGTGATTGTAGCCACAATGCGCTCCTATCCAAAAATTACCGTACAAAATGTAACTGCAGTTGCGATTGTAAGTTTTAAACTTGTATCACATTTAATTCCATCTCCTGGAAATCCAATGTATTCTGTTAAACCATCTCCGTTACTATTGGTAGTAGCCCTAACTGTGAACTCTGCAACAGTTGTACTGTCGTCTTTTAAAGTGACAGTGCTCTGCGCAACATTTGGTTCTTTGTTAATATAAAGACCTACGATTCTAGCGGGACCTGCAAATATAGTATGTGTCGCTACAGTTGATTTTTGTACTGCTTTTACATTTGAAATGTATGTTCCCATATTTTCTCCTAAAATTTGTGTGGGCCGAAGCCCACACTAAATTAATTATTATGCTGCGAATGCAAATGCACCTGTAGTCGCGTCTGCGGCACCACCCATTCTAGATGCGATAGTCCACGTGCCTGTTTCATAACAGATAAAAGCAATCATACTTCCTGTTGTAAACAAGTTTGTAGCTGCGTTTGCAGGAGTGAAAACTAATTGAGTTTCACCTGCTGTAGAAATATCAAAATCTACTTCTGCTGTTGCTCTTGATTCTATTACAGAACCAGTAGCCCAAACATCAGTTCCAGCTGCATCAAAAGTTAAAGTGTTAGTTCCACCTGTAGTATCTTTTGCTTGCATATAAACAACAACTGTTCCTTGTGTAGCTGCTGGTAATGCTGCTGCACAAGCAGCTGCACCTGTGTAATTCACAATGTTTATTGCGTCTGCTGTTAAAGTAATGTTAGCTGCTGTTGCTAAATCATTTTTAGTTAAACCAGTCATATC